CAAGCAGGCCGCGCGAACGGCGATGATTCGGGCGGCGGCGGATAAGAACCCGCCCGTCTACGGGTTCGACTGCGTATGCCTTATCAAAGGCGTTCTTTGGGGTTGGAGCGGAAACGCCGCGAAGCCATACGGCGGCGCGGCCTATGCTTCCAACGGCGTTCCCGATCTTGGGGCCGACACCATGATTACGAAGTGTTCCGGCGTGTCCGCTGATTTCAGCGGCATTGTTCCGGGTGAAGCTGTCTGGTTGCCCGGTCATATTGGCGTATACATCGGCGGCGGAAAGGTCATCGAATGTTCGCCCGCTTTCAAGAACTGCGTGCAGGTGACGGCGTGCCTGAACATCGGCGCTATTTCCGGCATGAACGGGCGCAAGTGGACGAAGCACGGGAAGTTGCCGTATATCACCTACGACACCGCAGGCGGCGCACAGGACGGCGCAGGAAGCACGACAAAGCCCAGCGGCACAACTACCACCCCGGCGACGCTTGCGTTCGCTGTGGGCGACGTGGTGCGCTTTACGGGCAACACCCATTACACCAACGCGGCGGCGGCAAGCGGCGCGGCCTGCAAGCCGGGAACGGCAAAGGTAACGGCACTTGCAAAGGGCGCAAAGCACCCATACCACCTTATCAAACAGCCCGGCGGCGGTTCTACCGTTTACGGCTGGGTCAATACGGCGGACGTGCAGGCCGTCGGGAGCGGTACGACCGCGCCGAAAATGCGCGTCGGTGCAAAGGTGAAGTATTCCGGCCCGCTGTACCGTGACAGCAACGGCGGCGGACAGGGCAAGACCGTAAACGGAACGTATACGGTGAAGTATTACTATCCGGCCCGCAAGTGCGGCGTACACATCGACGGTTTGGGCTGGGTCCCTGAATCCGGCTGTACCGTCATTGGTTGACAGATCGAAAGGAGAAACAGAAATGAACGTTCTTACATTCCTTGCGAAGAATTGGGACAGCGTGCTTGTCGTCGTCGCTTTCCTCGCGGTGGTTGTCGTGCTTATCAAGCGCGGCGAAACAAAGATTTTGAAGCAAATCCTTTTCAACCTTGTAACGCAGGCCGAAAAGCAGTTCGGAAGCGGTACGGGTTCCCTGAAATATGCCGCCGTCGCGGACTGGATTTATCAGCGAATCCCGGCGGTGCTGAAACTGCTTTTCACGTCCAGCGATATTGAAAAAATGATCGAAGCCGCTTTGGAGGAAGCGAAGAAAGCATGGGGCGCGAATGAGAATTTGAAAGGCTACATCGACACCCCATCCGTGGAAAGCCTGCTTGTCGGCATCGAAGAACAGGCCGTCCAGACCGAACCCGCAGAAAACTAAACACGTCCGATTCGGACAAAAACGAAAGCCCGTCGGGGGTCATTCCCCGGCGGGCTTTTTTCTTTTACAGTTTAGCGGATAAGGAGGACAGAAACCTATAAAGGCCAATCTTTCTGTCAATCCACACGGCTTCACCTGTTTCTTTCATATAAACCGAATAAATCTCGTTTGGATGTTCATAAATCGCTGATATTTTGTTTTTCACTCGTCGGGGGATTATAATAGGCGTTTCTTGAAGAGCCTTGCGGCGGATTCTGTTCACGTTTATTCCTCCTTATTCTGAAATTTCCTTGAAGAAAACTTTATTCCCGCGGCGGTATACATTGCCGGGGGTAACATAGTCAATGAAGATAGGCTTTCCTGTGCGTTCGTCGTGTTCGGGCTTGATTTCGTGGCGGTAGAAATGATATTTCCAACAGTTTTCACCGCAGGACTTGTCACCCGCTTTGAGTTCCTGCCACATGAGGTATAAATCAGAAACGGAAAGAACCTCGACTTCCTCCAAATCGTCGTCCCCGACCTGATACGGGCAGACGGTGAAGTATTTATCCGTCGCAACTGTCTTCACAACGAAGCGCCCGTTTTCGCGGGTGTGAAGTTTGATCGTGTGTCCCATACTCACTTGTCCTTTCTCTGCCTAAAGTGGATTATAGCAGAAACAATGATTTTTACAACAGCAACGGCAATCAAAAAAATTCCGATTTTCAAAAGCATGATTGACAGTTCAGAAGAAAAAGTGTATTCTATGGGTGGGCGGTGAACCCGCCCATAGAATACGGGGTTTCGGCTTACGTCAGCTTATCAATTATCAGTAACGCAAGCCCTACCAGAAAGTCCACGATTGCGGTTATCACGATGGTCCGAACATCGACCCGCGATTTCGTGGGCTTTTTCTTTTTCTTCTTCACCTTGTCACCCCCTTTCTTTATGCTCTTATTGTATACTAACGTTAGTATAAAGTCAATAGGGAAAATGCGAAAAAGTAGAAAAATTTTGCGCCGTTGCGGTAGATACAGCGGCGCGAAAAGGGAGCGGCGGAAACCGCCGCCCCGGTAAAGCGTCAGGCGACGAACACACCCAACGGAGAACCGCCGGGAGAGCGCCACCCGCGGCGGTGAATGTCGGACAGGCGGACACGTTCAGGAGCCTTTGCGCCGTCATACAGGACCATAGCGAAAACGCCGCCGTGAAAGAAACGGGTATCAGGTAGGCTAACAAAGCCGATGACGGTTCCGCCCTGCGGAGGATAGCAAGCACCGCAGACACGTTCGACGCGCTGACCCACCATAACAACAACGGTGTTCACGTCGGCGGGCTGGGCGATTTCAACGCCGCAGGACGTTTCGGCGGCGGCTTCATCGACGCTGGGTTCCTCTTCCGGCTGAACCTCGTTTTCAGCACGGAAGACCGGGGCCATAGAATAACGTTCGGGAATGATATATTCGCCGCGTTCATCGAAGAACAGCTTTGCGCGGCGGGTCTTGCCGTTACGCTCGAACGTCACCGTCTTTTCGGTGCGCTTGATAATCTTGATGGTGAAAATGCAATCGTGATTGCAGGCGCTACGGTCAAAATATTCCTTGCCGATCTCGAACTTTTTCATATTGATTACCCCCATATAAAAACCAGAAGTTGAAGTGTTGTTGTATGCCGTGTCGGTTCCCTTTTCGTGTCAGCCCGCAAGGTTGGCTGTTGTCGAACTCTACGCCCCGACAACCGGGCGGCTTTGGTTTCCCTTTCTGATTATGATTATATACTAACGTTAGTATAAATACAAGCTGGAATGATGCATAAATATACTAACGATAGATTGTGCGTTTTTTATACTTGCGTTAGTATAAACAGCGTGATAAAATGGACAAGCAAAGGAGTGGTGACAATGGCAAGCAAATATGGAAACCCACGCGGGCAAGCCGCGACAGACGCGAAGCGGAAATACAACAGCAAAAACTATGACAGGATTTACCCGTATGTAAAGAAAGGCAAAAAGTCTGTATATCAGAGAGCGGCAAAGGCAAGCGGGTTTGACAGCATAAACGATATGATCGAATCGCTGATGGACGAACGGGCGGCGGCGGTGTTGGGGCTGTCGCCGGAACAGTTCGCGGCAGAGGTTCAGGCCGCGGCGGACGCGGAGCAGGAAAAGGCATAAAGAAAGCGGCGGGCGTTACGCCCGTCGCTTTCTTTTTCCCGCTGTTCAGAACTGTTCGTATGTATAGCCGCCGTTTTCGTCCAGCGTGATAGCGCCGTAATCTTCAAGAATAGAACCGTCGGTATCTTGCTTCCCGTATGTACCGACATAGTACATAGAACCGGGGAAACAAATACCCGTGCCGTCATCACAGAGAATTGCAACCCAGTTGTAGCCGCTATCCTTGACGACGGTTTCCGCAAATTCTTTGTAGTTTTCTTCCGTAATGGCTTGAAGCTGTGCTTTTGTAATGCGGATATAGGCGTATTCACCGATTTTATCGCCGGAACCCGTTTTCACGTCCTTTACGGTCAAGTCATAGTCCATCAAGACGTTGTGCTTGTGATATTCAGGGTACAGCATATCACGCCCGGAATAGACGGTTTCAACCGCACCGTCAGAAAGTGTAACGTCGAGGGACGAACCGCCGTAATAGACGGTATACGCGCCCTTGCTTTCGGAAATGCTTGTAATCTTCCCGTCAAGGCCGCAGGAAGTCAGAACGATAAAAACTTCATCGGCCTGTTCGGGAGTGATTTTCATATCTGCCCGAATAGTGTTCATGGCATCGGGGTAAAAATCATACTGCGCCGTCAGTTCCTCCGATTTGGGCGTGTCCAAATCGACAAGAGCGCCGCCGCAGGCGGAGAGGGACGCGGCAAGCGCCGCCGCAAGGACAAGAGATAGAACCTTTTTCATGTGGAATCCTCCGTTCTGCCGCCCAGCGTCCGGGCGGCTTGCGTTATTTTCAAAGGCCGGAACCATTGCTTTTTCTGGATTCTGACCTTTAACACAATTATCAACGCTTATTGTGTTAAAGTCAAGAAAAATGCAGACCTTTAACACAAAAGGAGGAATCGGCGGTTGAAAATATACGACTACAAGGGACGAAAGAACCTTTGCGGAAATCGCGTCAAAGAAGCACGCGCCCGGCTGAATATCACGCAAACAGACCTTGCGGCGCGTCTGCAAGTTGCAGGAATTACAATGGAGCGGGACAGCGTAAGCAGAATAGAAATCGGGACCCGCTTTGTGACCGATTATGAACTTGCGGTGCTTGCGAAGATACTTGGTGTGTCTATGGAATGGCTGACAGAAAATGAATAGTAGCTTTTTATACTTGCGTTAGTATAAAAAGATTGTTATAATCTTTTTTGCGGGGAACCGCTGAAAAGAGGGACAAAACCCGCCCGGCTTGATAGCTTGGGCGGGTTTGCATTTTTGGAGGTTATAGCATGGGGCATTGTTTCAGTCATTTACAGCTTACAGATCGGCGGAAAATCGAATACGGCTTGAACCGCGGCGATACGCCGAAACAGATTGCGGCGGAACTTCACGTTCACGTCAGCACGATTTACAGAGAAATCAAGCGTTCCCGCTGGGAGTGGCTGGACGGCGCAACATGGCTTACAGAAGACCGATACAACCCGGACGGAGCGGAACGGAGATACCGCGAAAACCTCGCGGCAAAAGGCGCACCGCTGAAAATCGGCAACGACCGCGAACTTGCCGACTATTTGGAACGCAAGGTCATTGAAGAGGACCGTTCGCCCGCCGCGGCCCTTGCCGACATAGAGTTAGAGGGCAGGACGTTCAAAACCTCTATTTGTGTCAGCACGTTTTACAGCTACATCGAAAAGGGCGT